CTCCTGTTCTGTATGATGTCTGTAAACCGCTACCCATTAACATGGTAGACTTTGCGCCACCAGCTGCTGGTGTACATACAAAAGGCGTCTGAGCTGGTGTGACTACTGAGCTACCGTCTGAATCTGTATTCGTTACGTCAGGTAAGACTAAAGTTCCGCCACTTGCAACCGTATTTGAATACGATAAGTCGCTGTTTTCAACCGTTGCATCGTTTGCCGTTAATTCTAAGTCTTGTTGAGATAAAACCTCCGTTGTGCTTTGAGTAGTTCCCAATGAGTTTTTTAACGTTATTGTAGAGTTTGTTATTGATTGAGATAAAGTTCCACCGCTTACAATAGAGCCAGCGTAAAGGCTCGCACCATTAGAATTTGTTATATCATAAGTAACAGGATAACATATATAATTTGGAACGTCTGAACTAGAACAACATATTTCTGTATCGTATAAATCTAATTTAACATTAACCTCAACACCGCTAAAGTCATCGTCTATTATCTTGCGTTCGCTTCCTTTATTAGTAACCTCAACACCAAATCTACTTCTTACCTTAACACTTGAACTTTCAACAGTTTTAAAGCTATAAGACTTGTCTATTACGTTTAAAAACGCATTAGCTAGATTAGTCATTGGTTTAATAGATAGGTCATTGTGTTCGTCGTTAATCCATTCAGCAGCATCACACCAATCCATAAAGAACATACGAGCGTTAAAACTAGCCTCTAGTGAGCTGCCTTTTCCTAAATCATCATATTCATAAGATTCTAAAAGCCATATAAAAGGCGTTTTGTTTAATGTTCTTGAATCTAACTTAAGATATTCACTATTAACAGAACTTGGTGAACCATGTAAAAACGTGATAGTAGGAGCAATTACCGTAGTCCCTGCAAATATATCAGTATGACCATAAGGTTCAACGTCAATCCAACTATTATTTTCTATGTTAGTAACTTTGTATTCTAGTCCATTCTCATCAGTTACAATCTTACCTAGTGTAATATGTAAAGTATAGCACAAGTTGACACGAACACCGTTAGTCGAAGTGACTGGAATGTTAAGATTGATTAAAGATATAATGTCTTTTACTATGTCTACTAAGTTTGCCATTAAAAGTTGTGATTATAGTTTAAGTAAACACCGTCAAATTCAGGATAATCAGTTTCGTTTACAGTCTCCATGTAGTACTGTATTACTTTAAAAGTATCAACAGCTTGATTGTAGGCTTTTGTTAGGTCGTGTTTGACAGCTGTCACCGTCTCTGAGTTCTCGCCCAAAGTGCGCACAAAACCGTCATTAGTAACCGTTGTATTCCTTTCTCTTAGATACATATAATAAACAAACCCTTTCAACATTTCAATCATGCCGTCTGACATAATCAAGTCATCTGTTTGGTCTATAAAAGGATTGAATACCTGTACAAATCTAGGGTCTGTTGGCTCTCCTATTACTGGTAAAGCCAAATCTGCAATAAATAAATTATAAAGTTCAACCCCAAACAGTAACGGTAGATAGTATCCCTCTGTTTGGTCTATGCAAAGCTGTAAACCTGTATCCTGTTTTGGATTAGTTGGAATAGCGTACACACCATTACTGAAATCTGAAGCTGATAATATAGACATTTGTAACTTATTTCTTTTTATTTCCTAATGATTTCAACTCTAATAAAGCCGCTACGTTTTCAGATACTTGGTATTCTTTACCTTTCTCTAATCCGTTAACATCTTTACTTGCGATAAAAATCACTTTATTTACTGACTGAGTCACTCCAGAGGAATCTAACTGAATAGACTCCTCTTTTGTAACTGTTTTCTTTTTAGATGCCATCTTAAGCAGTCTCTAACGCAGCTTTATCAGTAGCGAATACTCCTGTAACGAAAGCTGTTCTATCATTGTTCTTAACAACGCATAAACCTCTCCACTCAGCAAGAACAGTGACTAAGTTCTTAGTAAAATCATCAGCATCACGCCCAATTTCAATAGACAAAGCACCTTTATCGTAAACTGTAGCCATATCAAAAGCACCGATTAAGTAAGTACCAACTGTCACTAAAGTAGTCTCTAAGATTGGAATACCATCTAAAGACATATTACCAGCAACCATCGCTAAACGCTCAACATAACGCTTGTCAGTTGAAGAAACTTTAACCATCTTCAACGCTGTAACGTCTGAAGGGTGCATTAAGATATGTGTAGGTGCATCTTGTTCTGCAATAGCAATTTGATTAGCTGCAACAGTAAGTACATCTACTTCGTTAGCATTATCAACAGCAAGTGCAAACGTACCAGCAGCAAACGCTGTAGCAACAGTTGTAATTCCTGTCAAGTTGTTACCTGTTCCACCTCCTGAATAAACCTGAGACTCAACATCTTTAAGCAACTCACGCATTAATTCGTTGTTAATCTCAGAACGCATGAAATCAATGTCTCCAATCATCTCAGTAGACACCTTAATGAATGCAGTTCTTTTCTTAACTGATTCAGAAGTAACTACTAAATCAAAGTCAATTTGATTCTTAAGCGCACCCTCAGCAGTTCCACCAGCAGCACCTTCTTTGTTTGCTTGGTAAACCCAAGAAATAACATTAGAAGAAGCCGTACCTCTTGAAACGATGTCTAATAAACGAACACGTCTTGAAGCTATGTTGTTTACTCCTGCAATACGTTGCTCAACTGGAACGTTACCACCTGAAACATTTGAAGAAATAAGCATAGTACCAACGGCTTTAAAAGAAACTGATTCTTTCTTGTCACCCTCAGACATTTTCTTAAGTGCTTCTTTATTATCTTCTAGTCCTTTTTCAATAGTAGAAAGATTAGTTAAAGAAACGTCTCCTTTGCTCATGTTAGTAGCGTTCTTAATTGCTAAGCCTTGAACTTTCAAAGTAGCGTTAAGTTGCTTAAATTGCTCATCACGTGCAGAAGCTAAGTCTTTTTTCAATTGCTCTAAATCTTCGCTTGAAGCTCCTTTTGCAACCTTGTCAGACAATTCTTTATAAGATAAAGCGTTTGCCTCGTTCATTTCGTTGTAAACTTCAGCTTGTTTTTCTGCTGAAAATCCGTCGAAATCTTCTTTTTTAATTCCCTTTGTTTCTAGGAATTGGTTTAATGTTTTCATGTTTAAATGAATTTAAAATAATTAATCTTATCAGACCCTTTGCCTGAATCGTTTTGAGTGTCTCTCGACGGCTCAGTATCAGTGTCATTCGACGGCTGAATATCTTTAGCTTCAATAGTAGGAGTAAGCTCGTTACTACCCTCTAAAACAGCACTAATTTCTATTAACTTTGCTTCCTTAACAGCCCAAAAGTAACCAGCTTCTTCAGCTTTTTCTTTGTTACCTATTTGGTTTATGTTCTCAGTCCAAACTTTGTACTCTTCTTCTTCTTCAGGGTCATTAACTGCTAAGTCTATCTTTACGTAATACATACCTACGGAATGCTGGTCAATGTCTCCATCTTTGTATTGACGAAACACCATAGAGTTAAAGTCTTTTAAAATGTTAGTATCCATCATAACAGCGATAGTACTACCAATCTTGTTAACTCCTAAGTCAGACCATAAAACCTCCTTCTCATAAACCTTTGACGGCTTACCTACCTTTGCAGTAGTTTTTTGTTCGTGGTCGTGTAGGTGATTGATTTTAGATTGACGCTCATTAATTGACTTTGTGAAAGTTCCTTTTAGATGTACATCCCCGTGTGAATCTAACCAGTTATAAGTATTACCTATAATAGTTCTTTTAATTACCGTATCTGTATCATGTTCAGTACTTGTACTTAATGCCTTGTTTACAGATTTGATTTCTTTATCTATTAAGATAGAACTATCACAAGCCTTAAATTGAGCCTTTTTAAACTCGATTAATTCAGCTTTGTTTCTAATTAGTTCCTTAATGTCTTGTTTCATGTGTTGCAAAGATAATGATTTATTCTAACTTATTGTTAATATTATAACATAAAGTTACTTTTTAACTAGCTTTTTTTCGTTAAGCTGTTTAGTTTTCTTGTCCTTGATTGTCTTGATTTGCTTCTGTGTTAGTTTCATTTGTTTGATTTAGTGTTGATACTAATTCGTCGTTATTTATTCCTTCAAGGTTTCCTAAAGCCCTCAACTCATCAATTGTAAGCACCTCTAAGAACTTTTGAGCCACTCTGTTATCCATTGAGTTAATTGTCTGTAGAAGTCTATTTGTAGACGCTCTAATCTCATCAATACTTGTAAGGTCTAATACAATGCGTTCTTGTACATTTAGACGCTCGTTAAGAAACGAAGTAATACTCCTTAGAATCTTATTACCTAAAGGAACATAAACATCACTGTAAGCTGTTATTTTAGCTTCTGAGACATTGTTGTAAGTACTCTTTTCGTTATCGTTAAATAAGATTGACGGCATACCATAAGCAGCACATAACAAACGCAAATCAGCCATTACGCCTTCAAGCAGTTTTAGGTCACTTGGACTCATACCTGTTTGTATATAGCTTAAATCGGTAGTACTAATTTTGATTTTATTAAACTTATCCGCACCTCCTGCTTCACTATCAAACTCACTCTGTAAACGGTCACGCTCTTTCTTTAACATTGGAGCGTCTGACTTATTAGTCAATATCCCGATAATACCACGATTCTTAAATATACTAGCCCCAGCTTTAAACTTTTCAGAACTTGACTGAACTATTACCCACATCGCTTGTAGTGGCGATAGACCTTGCATAACATCACTAGAGCCAACGTTAACAATGTTACTTGTTTTTATGTGCAGCACTTCTTCAGGTTCATAGTAATACGTAACACCGTAAGCATCTATGTATCTATATCTAATTAATACGCCCTTAGCAGTACATTCTAGGTCTAGTTGTTTAGGGTTTAACGTTCTTAATTCGTTACCTGCGCCAATACCAGCAATATGAAGTAAATAAGCGTTGCCACAAGACAATAAAGCCTCTTCAAGCTCAACTATAAGGTCTTGATATATTTGCTCTTCGTTAGGCTTTAGCAATAATTCTTTAATAACGCTAGTTCCCTCAACCTCTTCTCCATCCTCATCAATATTGATTATGTCAATAGCAGCTGTTGTATTAGCTATCTTATTAATAATCATGTAGACAAGTGGATTCTCTCCGTATGAATCTATAAACTTATCAGTATCACACACACTGTTAAACTGAAAAAAGTTGTTTAGGGTCTTTATTGTTGTGCTAGTGCTTTGTACGCTAGGGCTTGACGGCATAAAGGATTTTCCAGTAAATAAAGTCTTGAAA